CCTGCCGCTCGGCCGGCGATACGGCATCGGCGGCCGAGCGCAGGTTCGGCAATTCCTGCGCATCGAGATTGGCGACATTGGCATCGGCTTCCTGCAGGAACGCGCGCTCGCGCACGCGCCGGGTCGACGTAATGCCTGCGCGGGTGAATTCGAGCTCGGCGCGCTGCCGCAGCGCCGGATCTCGGATCGTGCCGAGCGTATCGAGCCGCAACTGCCTCAGATCGGCCTCGAAGCGGTCGGGCGCCGTCCTGAAGTCGCGATCGTTGCGATAGCGTTGCTCGATTTCGTCCTGGCCGACGATGTAGCGCGTCGTCGCGTCCGAGGCTTCGGTCTGGGCGCGCGCGGCCTGCATCTTGACGGACAGATCGGTGACGGCTTCGCCGGCCTTCGTCATCGCGTCATAGCCGGCGCTCGCGCCCTCGAAAGAAGGGATCGGCGCCGGCTGGACCGGCGACGGCGTGTTGCCTGTCGGATTGAGGCGGCTTTCATAAAGGGGAAGATCGCCGGCGGCCATCAGCCTGCCTCCGCAAACGGGTTATAGGTGCCGGCGCCGCCACGGCCCGGCATGTTCAACTTGCCGAGCGTGTTGAGGAACGCGGTGCCGGCGCCGAAATAGGACGCCATCTGCGCCGCGCTGCCGCGCAGTTGCGCGCCATAGACATTGCCGAGCGCGCCGAGCGCGGCGCCGCGCAGACTGGCAGAGCGCGCATAGGCATCGGCCGCTTCGATTTCGGCGCCGGCGCGCGCGATATCGAGATCGGCCTTGACCTGGCCGGCGGTGAAAGCCTGCAACACCAGCGGCGAACCGAAGGTGGGATCGAAATGCCGCGCCGTGGTGAGATTGGTCTGCGCCGACAGCGCCGCGTCGCCCTCGCGCGAAATGCGGGCATCGACAACGCGCTCTTTCGCGAAGGCGAGATCGACGCCTTCGAGCGCGATATCGGCCTGCGTGTTGAGACTGTCGGCATTGACCTGGCCGATGCGCGCCTGCAGGCCGGACAGATCGCTCGCCTGGCGCCCGCGCATCACCTGCCCGGCGATCTGCGTGGCGCCGCCGGCAAGGCCGATAATGGCGGTCGGGTCGCACATCAGCCGTCTTCCTCGATTTCGACGCGGGGCGACATGGCCAGCACGGTGCAGGGCATGGCGTCGTCATTGACAAGATCGAGCGCCACGTCCTCGGCGATTTCACCCGGCTCCACGAAGGCGCGGGTCGGACCGGAGCGCAGCCGGATCGGCTGGCCGTAATTGGCGCGGCCGGTCTCGAAGATCGGTTCGGCCGGGCCGTCATTGACCGAGATCGTGCCGCCGGCGCAGGCGTCCACCACAAGCAGCGCCTGATGCACCGATTTCATGTCGGCGTCGGTCGGGCCGGATTGCGCCTGCAGATTGCGCGGTAGATCCTTGATGCGGGCGCGGATCGGAATGCCGACCAGAATATCGGACGAGGCGCGATCGAGCGTGATGGCGCCGCCCGAGACGGTCTTGCGCTTCTGCATCCGGCCATCGGCGAAGATCCCGACTTCCTGCCCTTCCAGATGCTCTAGTGACGTAATGGTCTTGATCGGCGAGCCTTGATAACGCAGCGCGCAATCGAGATACCAGGCGCCGATGGCGGTCGGGCTGTCGGGATCGGCCGGCTCGAAGAACGGCCCGAGCTGTTCGACATAGCGCGCGGTCTCGCCGTCGATCGTGCGGCGCACGATGAAATAGACTTCATCGACGCCGCTGGCGGTCGACGGCAGCACCTCAACATCCTCGAAAAACGCATTGGTGCGCGGTTGCTTGCAGAAGGCGGCAATGTTCTGCTTCGGCATGAAGGTGAAGGAGAGCAGCGAGCCGTCTTCCAGCACGATCCAGAGGATGCGGTGCGGGTCGCGCTGCCAGGCCATCTTGGCGACCTTGCTGCCGAACAAGGATCGCGCCCAGACCGATATTTCTTCCGGGTCGAGGATCTGCTGCTGGCGATCGTAGCGGCCGTAATGCAGGCGCTTGCCGGACTTACCGGCCCAGATCACGCCGCCATCGACGCGCGCCGGTGGCACGTCGGCCGAGCCCTCGGTGCTTTCGGGAATGCCGCGAATATTCGCGGGCGTCAGGCCGTCGAACACATTGGCGCCGCGAACCGAAAATTCGAGATCCGTCGTGCCGAGCAAGAGAGCGCCGGATGGAACGGCCCACAGGATCTTGACCAGCGAGGCATCCGGCGAGCGCAGTCTTTGCGCGATGGCGCTGTCGTCCTTTTCCGTCAGCGTCAGGTCGTGATCGTCGAGATCGGACGTCAGCCAGAACTTGTCGCCACCCATCCACATCAGGTTGGGCGAATTGAAAATGACATTGGTCGGATAGCCGGCGGCTTCCGACCAGGCCGGCGGCGACCAGCGATAGGTGCCGTTGCCGCTGGCATAGGTGCCGGTGGTCGCCGACACGCTTTCCGGCAGGCGGGACAGGACGGTGCCGGTCGCGCTCGTGCCGCTGGCCACGGCCGTAATGCGGACAAAGCCGTAACCCGAATGCAGATAGGTCCATGTCACCTTGCCGGCGCCGGCCGAGACCGAACCCTCGGTATGTTCCGGCGGGTTCAGGCCCGCATCGCTGCCGGACGCGCGCAAATAGACATTGCCCTTGTAGCGCCGCAACGCGCCGGCGCCGAGCCCGGTTTCGTTCGCGGTCCAGACCGGCACCAGCGACAGATCCGCCTCGTCGAGCCGGAAGACGCTACCGATCTGGCCGGCGACGAAAGGCGCATTGCCGGTGCCGGTTGCCGTCAGCGTCGCGGTCGCGCCCTTGTCGATGGCGCTGGACTTGATCAGCCAGCTTTCGTCGAGGTTCTGCGTGTCGACCGGCCCGCCTTCGGGCACATAATCGGCGCAGGCCCAGTCGCGCGTATCGTTGCGCGTGATCTCCTGCGGCTTGCGGCCCCATGCGACATAGAGTGTGTTGCCGGTATTGGCCGAGCGCAGCGCCTTGAGCAGCGCCGCCTCGATATCGGCATCGGCATCCGTGAAAGGCACGGTCATTTCGTAAGGCGTGGTGTCGTCATTCTGCAGCACGCCGCCCTGGCGGATGAACCGCGCCTTGCCGCCGTTCATCACCAGCATGAAATAATCGGTGTCGGAATAGCGGAACGGAACAAGCCGGCCGCGCCGGTTTTCATCCTTCAGCTTCACCACCATCTGCGTGCCGGGGCAGCGCGTCGCGCCGCCCTCGACCATCACGCAGTAGTTTTCCATGATCTCGACGGAGATCTGATAGCGCGCGGTGTCGGAGCGCCCGCGCATGCCGCGGCCGGCCATGCCGCCGGCGAACACGACGCGGGAAATGAGCGAACCGGCGGCCATGTCAGCGCCGCCCGCTGATATAGCGCGCCGTCAGCCAGGACGATTGCGGCCGCTTCTTCTGGCGCGACTGCTCCTTGCTGTCGATCGCGGAAGCCGTTTCGATCAGATCCTTGGCGTAGCCCTCCATGCGATCGGCAAATGAACTCGATCGGTTCAGCTTGCGGCACACCTTGGCGGCGAGGCCGTAGCCAAAGGCTTCCTCGAAGACGGGATCCCACAGCCGCACGTCCTCGATGCGGCGGGTATAGGCCACGGTCGGCGCGTCGATATTGCTGACGAGAAAAGTCTGCTCGGCTTGGCCGTCGCGCGCGCCGCTGCTTTCCAGATCCCAGGCGCCGCATTGATCGTCGTGGATATCGCCATTGGCGTCGACGATGTAGCGCACGCGCACGCAATCCTCGGGCAGCGCATAACGCTTCCTGAGCGGCCCCAGGCTCTCGACCGGATCGGCCGATGGCCGCACCCAGCCCTTGGCGAAACTCCACCACTTCTGGCGCAGGATGCTGTCGCGCACCTGCGCAAAGAACTGGCGAACCGCCCGCCCCTTGGTGTTGTCGACCTGCATGTCGGCAATGCCGGACACGCCGCAATGGGCGAGCGCGACATTGGCGACAGAGACCTCCGTGCCGGGGCGGGCGGTCATGGGCCTGGCCCCTACTTCTTGGCGTAGAGGATCTGCGCCGCGAAGGAAGCCGCCGCCGAGGCGTCGGCATTCATGGTCAGGACGATATCGTATTCGCAGCCGGGATCGGTCGGCAGACCGAGCAATTCCCAGATGCGCTTGCCGACGTCGGCGACCGCGATCGAGGCGAACGGATCCTTGGCGCCGGCGCTGGCCAGCGTCAGGCCATCGGCGAAGATATCGACCTCGACCGTGGTGCCGTCCTTTTCCAGACCGATATCGGCGTCGCTCAGGCCGGTGATGGCGCCATGCTTGAGCGTCGACAGACCATGCAGCGGCACGGCGTTGGACGGGATCTTGCCGAGGTAGAACTTCGACGTGGCGCTGTCGCCGTTGGCAACGGCGATGGCGCCGGTCTGGATCATGCGGACACGCCCCTCGGCCAGCACGGCCTCGGGATTGTAGATGGCGGCCGGATCCTTGTAGCTCCGGCCATATTTGGTGACGACGCCCATGGCCAGGATATTCTCGGCGGTGAAAATATCCTTGAGCGCCACATGCGTATCGACCGCGTGCGCGGCCGCGGCGACCGCCACCGGCGACACGGCGACGGCAGCGACGACGGCAACTGCGGCAAGCGCGCAGAGGCCGAAGCCGATCATCAGAGAACGCTTCATCTTTCGCTCCGTTGTTGGTAGCCGCCGGCATTGGCGCCGGCGGCCGAAAGGGGTTCACGCTTTACGCGGGCACGCCCGGCGGCGGGCCTTATTTCTTGGAAAGGATCTTCTGGACCTTGGCGTCTTCCGAGCGCGTGAAGCCGATCCAGTGTTCGAGATAGACATGTTCGCGGAACTGCTTGGACGGGTTCGGCGCCGACTGCACATCCAGCGGCATCGCCGGACCCCAATGCACGCCGCTCTTGCAGAAGATCGCGGCCTGCAAGGTGCTGCTGTCGTACTGGCCGACCCGCTTGGTGACGAAGATGGGCATGCCAAGGATTTCCTTGACCATCTTGTTTTCCATCACCGCCTTGTCGCGATAGTCCTTCGACGTGAAGGTGACGTCATCGTAGAGCTCGCGATTGGCCTGCGGATCCATCGCAATGCCGATCATTTCGTCCTCGATCTCGATATCGTCCTGCTGGAAGTTTTCGAGAGCCTTGAGGATCTTGGCGACCGACATGCGGTTGGGCGTTCCGGTCGAGCCGTAGTCGACCGCAACCGTCTTGCCGGCCCAGGCGGTCGACACCGGCACCTCGTTGCCGATGAGGCGCGCGCCGAACAGCGACGACGCGAGCAACTGGTTCTTGGCGCGGACGATGCCATTGACGCCCGCTTGCACATATTCGCTGCGGAAGTCGGTCAGCGCCTTGATCTGATCTTCCTTCTTGAGCGTCTTGCCCCAGTCGATGCGGCGCGGGCGGACCCACACCGGCTCATGGGTGCCTTCGAGATCCGGCGTATCGCCGCCTTCCGGCGCGTCGATGCGGGCCTCGATCTTGCCGATGATATCGGCGATCTGCACCTGCTTGCCCTTGAGCTCGGGAATGTAGGTGAACAGGTCGCCGAAGACGTCTTTCTTTTCCTGAACCGCGAGAAGCACGTTCTCGCGATAGGTGACGCGGTGTGCGTCGGTAACAGGACCAGCCATAGTGGCCTCCGGGTTAAAACGAAAATGAAGGGTTCGCTTCGACCAGGGTGCGGCGCCTGACAGCGCGGGCCTGTCTATCGTTTAACGCCTGCAATCGGCGGCGCGGCTTTCGCGCGGGTCAGGCGGGCCGGATCAGGGCTTCCGGGTGCGGCCATGAAGCCGGCGGGATTTCCGCCGGCGCCCTTTCTTGTCCTTTTACGGCAACGGCAGGGCCGTCAACCGCGCGTCAGGCGACCTCGACCAGCTTCTTGGGATCGACATGCGGGCCGTTCTTGCTCGCGCCGACCCACTTGCCGCCCTTGAACTCATAGATCACATCGAGACCGACGATCCGGTAGAGGCCGTCCGGCACCGGCAGCTTCTGTGCTTCCTTGACGGCTTCCGCCGGCACATCGTAGCGGCCGCTCGACAGAAAGACCTGCGGCAAGGCGCGCGTGAAGCGGCGATTGACGCGATGGATCTCGGCGTCGCGCGCCTGGGCCTCGGTCGCCGGCTTTTCGGCGAGGTGAACTTTCCTTTTGAACAGCTTTGCCATGACGGCTCCCCTGGTTGCGTTTCGGAAACGGGGCGGCCTGTTAGGCCGCCTGGCTGCGCCTAGCCTCCGCGGCGGCGATCTTGTCGATGATGCGCTGGCGCTGTGCGACGGCCTCCTTGTGCTGCGGATGGCGGGCATCCTTGAACTTGGCCATGAAGTCCGTATCGCCCTGCAGGCGATTGAGCTCGGCGCGCAGCCCGTCGATCGAGGCCGGCAGTTGGCCGCCGCCGGTGTCGTTGCGGACAAGGCGGTCCTCGCCGAGCAATTCGCCGAACTCGGCAAAATGTTTGACCATCGCCGGCGAACCCATCGCTTCGTCGAGCGCCTTGGCGTCCTCGGCCCCGATGCCGGCATATTCCATGCCGCGCTTGGCGATCTCGCGCTTGCGGTCGTAGTCCGCGCCCCACTCGCCGCGCAGCGCCGTGTCGAGCTTCTTGATTTCGCCGGCGGCCTGCGTTTCGGCGTCGGCCTGCATCTGGTTCATGGCCGCGGTGACTTCGGCATAGATCGACTGCACCACGGCCGGCGGCGCCTTGTGCTTGTGACCGGCCTTGATGGCCTGATCGAAAATCAGATCGTTGATCGGGCCGGCATTGTCGGGCTTCTTGAATTCCTTGGCGTAGTCTTCCGCGCTTTCCTTCCAGCCGAGCGCCTGCCAGCCTTCCCACTCGCCGAGCTTGGCGGGATCCGGCTTGGCGATGACGTTGCGGTCGCGCGCCATCTTGTCGGCGAGCGGCAGCGAGGCGAGCGCGGTCTTTTCGTCGGGATAGTTCTTGCCGGCGAAGAACTGCCGCGTGGCGTCGTCGAAGCCGTAATCGGCCTTGCCCCACCAGTTGCCGCCGGCGTCGGGATGGCCGGCGGACGCGGCGCCACCGGCGGCCGCACCATCTGCCGCGGCACCAGCG